GCTACAAAAGGCACTGTTAATGGGTTAATCGACCCTATTTGCTCACTGCGAATGATTGCACCGATCTCGTTATTCAGCACATCGTCCATTTCCACCAAATCTTCATTGACCTCTAAACGTGGGGTGTTTACTAACGCTACGTTATCCAATATTCCACGCAGTACGCTAGTGGTTGTATCTTGATCGTTAATCACTAACTCAGCCAGTGAGCGACCATAAAAAGCGTGGGGTTCTGGGTCAACGTGGAAATCAGCAAACGGGGCTTTATCCCACGGCTCCATCTCAAGCACTTCGTAATCAGTGCCGCCACATAAGAACTTGTGCAAAGTGGGTATGCCGTCACCTTCTGCGTCAATGCGTAGATAAGCCTCTGTGACTAAAACTTGGCGCATTGATGGGTCATTGTCTACATCTTCATCGTCTGTAATAGACTCGCCAAAACGCTGTATTTTTTCAATATTACCAATCAATGAATCATTGTCTGAGCCGTTTAGGTTATCAACAACGTCTTGATCAATACCCATAGCCACTAAATCGCCTGCGCGTTTCTCGCTTCTGTGGCAGCAAATATACGCATCATCAATCGACTTAGCCGAACCATCAATGAAAAACTCTTCTGGGGGAATCCCCTCAATGACCATTTCGCCCTCTTCATACTTGTGCGTAATAACCATACTGTGAACATTGCGTTCAACATCTAAGCCGAACTCGTCCATTTCCATTTCTATTTCTTGTCGATGTTCTACAACTTCAACACCTTCTTTGTTGACCAATACCTGTACTTCTTGATCTGACAAGTTTTCATAAGTGTACGTTTTAGCGATTGTTTCTTGGTTCCACCAGACTTTCACAATGCCGACTTTCTTCACTAATGAATCATGGATTGCATTAGATAAGACGTTATAGCCACCTACTTTGTTAAACACCCAATGCGTGTAGGCTGTCGCTTGTTCTGCATTAGCCACATCTTCTGGGCCTTTGGGCGTAAATTCCACAAACTTATTATTGCTCATAAAGATACGCATTAGGCTAGGTTTAGCACCACGCACCACATCACGCACTTTAGTAGACACTACCCTAGAACGACCCTCTTCATGCTCTAAGTCAACATTTCCGTCAAAGTAGCTTTGAGCTCGTTCTCGTTGATCTGCTATGTCGCTGTCAACGTAATCAATGGCTGACTGAATAGCGGTTTTAATTGCACTTTGAATATCTTGTTGTGACATTTTAGGCATTACATTGCACCTTGTTGCGTTGTACTTTCTGGTTGTACTTCACTAAGCAAGCCTCTCATGCCAAACTCAGCAGCCTTGCCGCCTGTATAGCCGCCAGCACTTTGACTTCCAGTAGTAATCATATCAGCCAATTTTTTAACTCTATTTTGTAGTTGAGCCATTTTACCACTATCGGCCAGTGCCGACTTAACAAACTGTGGATCTTCACTTAAAAGAACTTCTGTTATCTGCCTGCGTTGGCTGTCAGTTAGTTTGGGAGCAAGGGCTTTAATAGCTTTCATACCCACACCAATACCAGCAGCTACGTTTCCATAAGACATAGCTAGTAATTCATCTGCACCAACACCCAATCCCTGCTGCTTAGTTGCTGCATCAGTTAATGCCGTACTTGGGCCTTCAATAATCTTTTCATAAGATAACTGGGTCTTACCTTGTAATGCTAATTTAACAAGTGCAGACTTTTGTTTATCTTCTGGGAATACGTTAGCAAATACTTTACCCTCACGTAATTCTGGGTTAGCCAGTTTAGCTAAGAAACGCTTAGAGCCATTAGTAGACATTTTGTTGTTAATGCTAGACATTATACCTTCACGAAACGCACTAATTTTAGCGGTATCACCAGAAGCCATTATTTGCTCTGCAAGAATTTCAAACGCTTCAACATCACCTGTAAATGCTTTCTTGCCACTATCAAAAGCATCCCTAGCATCAGCCATTCTTGACCAACCTGCGCGAGTATCTTTTAACTCTGGGCTAAATTCATCAATGTTGGTTCTTAGATTATCTTCTAGCACCATAAGTTCAGACTTCAATGTGCCTCGGCCTTCACGACCAGCAACTTGCGCCTGCTCATTTGCCATACGTCTAATTATTTCTACATCTTCTAACGTAGGAATACGAGACATTTCTAAAGCACCATTATCAGCAGTCTTAAACAATGGCACTAAGTTACGCACATTGTAAATTTTATTTAACTCAGTTAGTGCTTCTGGTACGCGCTGAACTACTTCTAAAGCCTGCCTAGTCAAATCAGTATTTACTTCACCAGCTTTAGAGAATACTTTATTGTAAGCATCACCTAATGCTTTTTTCCAATCAGTTTCCTTCATATTGGCGTATTTAAGTACGTTACCCTCTGTGCCGCCAGTTAGACCAATTTGAACATCTTCTTTAGCTGCTAATCTAGCTGCGGTTGCCCTTTCTGGAACAGCAGTTCTTATCATAGACTCTGGTGGCCCACCTTGAGACATATAAGACCTTACTGTGCTGTGCAGGCTTTGATTGTCTGACATTGTTTCGCCATTAGCTATTCTTTCAAAAAGTTCGTCACGCGACATTCCTGTCTGATCTGCTAGGCGGTTTAGTTCATTTTCAACAACTGTACCCATTCGACCTTTACCACGCTGGCGCACAAACTCTAAAAATTTATCTGCAACACCGCCCATAAACTTACCAGCGTATAATCCTCCTACACCACCGCCAGCACCAAGAGCAACCCCTAATGGGGCATCTTTTAGACTTGCAACACCTTCACGCTCACTTAAACCAACAGCAGCAGCACCGCCCTCTGCTGCGCCAAGTTGCAAAGCCCTTACTACTGGCCTAGCGGCATTAACAACTGATACTGGTGAAGAGACTCCCATTGTGGCAACAGTAGGTATCATTGCCCCTGCTGCCTCATAAGCCATAGCTTGATACGGGCTACGTTCTCTGTGCGCGTTTATTTTCCTACGCAATTCATCGCGTATTTCAATGTAACTTTCACTTTGGAATGGTGCGCGAGCTAGAGCTTCAATTTCATCACTAAAGCCTAATGACGCGCCCTGTGCTATTAATCTTGCAACCTGATCGTCTGGCTGAATCTCGTCTAATTGACCTAATAATTGCTCAAACTGCTCATCTGTTAATGCCATAAATATTCCCTAACTACGGTAGCTTAACGCCAGTTAATTGCTCAAATGCAGCTTTTTGCTTTGGAGTCATTATATCAATTTGTTTTTTAGACAAAACTAACCCACCAGTACCAGTAGCACCACTGCCAGCGTTTTGTGGAGAAGCGTAATTTACAATAGGATTTGCTCTAGGCTTTTCTGCGTTATATTTTTGTATGTAACTAGAGTAAGTTACATCACCTTTAGTTAGGATTTTAGATTGTGAAATTAGCCAATCACGCATCTTTGTTTGCGCTGCTATTTTTTCTAAAATATGTTTGTTTAATTCTTCACCTTGTAAACTTAAATCTAATCCAGTGCTTAACGCTAACTGTAGTTCCTTCTCGCTTAACGCGCCAAAAGTGGCACTATTAATAATGTCTATACCAAGCGAGTTGGCTGTATTTCTTAAAGATGTTGTTGCTGCACTAAACGATGGTACAAACCTTGCTAAAAATCCAGATGAGGCTCCATTCTTAACCGCTTCTCTGGCTGACTCTAACTTAACTAGTGATTCATCCATAGCACTAGCACGATCAAAAGCAGCAAAACCTTTCTTCTGGGCCATTGCTATGTCTGCAAGCCTAGTAGTAGCTGCATTCTCAATTTCAAGTGTTTGTGTTGGGGTTTGCCCTATAGCACCAGCAACGTCTATCCTAGTAGAAGTCCCATCATTTGGATTTGACATAATAGTATACTGTTGGCCCGTTTTTGGGTCAGTCTGTACACCAGTAAACTTCAACATATCACTCTTGCCATACTTAGACTTTACAAACTCACCTGTAATGGTTTTAAGTAATTCTGGATTAGTTCTAGCCACAGCCAATACTTCATCTGGCACACCGCCAGCCTTTAACTGCATTAAAGTAGCGTTAGATTGGCTTGAAAGAAGTTTTGTAGCTTCTTCCTTTTCACGCCTAGCCGCTAAAGACGCCTGCTGACCTTCAATGCCAGCCATAATACTAGCTGTGTTGGGATTGCCACTCATGCCTGCAAAACCAGAAGCCAAGCCCAAAGCTAATGCGCTTCTGTCATTGTTTGACATACTGGGTGAAGGCCCACCTTTAATATTGTCTAATAAGCCCATCTTAACCTCCAAATCCGAACATACTTCCTATTTTGGCAGGGTTAGAAGCGTATGCTTTTGCACCTAACGTCAGATAATCAAACAATCCTGCGTCATAAGTCTCTGTCTGCTGCTGTTGTGCTGGTGCGCCACCGACTGCCTGCAACAAATACTGCAATGACTGTGCTGGTGCGCCAGTGTAGCCAGCGTATTGATTCTTGCCTGCGTTAATAAGCTGTTGATTCAATGCTTGCTGCATTGCGCCTTGTTGATCCATACGATTTTGAATAGTCTGACCCATGCCAAAGCCTAGATTAGCCAAACTGCCCAACTGTTGGCCTGCATTTAAACGCTGTTGTGCGCCCGATAAGCCTGCCTGCTGGTTTTGCATTTGCGCTTGGCGTTCCATTGTCTGTGCGTTCTGGTAGCCTGTCTGCCGCAATCCTGACGCTGTACGGGCTGCTTGATCTGCAAAGGCCCGATTGGTTTCTGCTTCTGCAATGCCCTGTCGTGAACCACCAAATGCGTTAGCTGCGCTTGCTTGTGCGCCACCTACGTTCTGAGCCATAAGACGGCTTCGTTCTAAATCAGCAAGAGATTGGTTCACAACCTGTGTCTCATACGGATTAGTGTACTGCTGCAAACTATCTTGCGTTGGCGCAGTAATTGCCATAGGCCGATAATTCATGCCTTGTGATGCACCCATTCCTGCCTGTTGTATGCCGCCTGCTGCTGCTTGATTGACGTTAAAACCGCCTGTTGGTGAGCCTGCCATAATGTTGTTCCTTATATCTTAAATATTAGTAGTGCTTAACGACCAGCTTCACCCGTACTCATGCCTTGGTAGCCGCCCACACCACTTGAACTGCGAACATTACCGCCCGTTCCTCCAGCAGCATTATTGCCCTTGTTTGGGTTGCCGCCACCGCCTCGGTTAACTGTGCTTTGAGTGATTACTGCTGGCGCACGATAAGGCGTTGTTACTGCGCTTAGTCTAAGATCTTCTAGCAAGCTGGCTTGTCGTTCCATTTCTTGATTATAGTCTGCCTCTGCCTGCATAGCGGCTTGCACCTTTGCTGCGGATTGCACGCGATCTGCTTCCATTCTGGCTGCGTAACGAGCATTTGCTTCATTCATTTGACTGACTGACTCGGCCTGAGACATTGATGGGTCGCCAGCACCAGACATATCAAACAATGAGCCTTGCACAAAATCCACTGCTCTTAATGGGCCACCCAATAACCCGTTAACAATCCTTTCGCCCATTGGCACATCTCTGCGACCACCTTCACCAAAACTCATATCTCGGTAATCAACAACACCATCACCGCTAATATCTTCCGTTGGCATTGAGTATTTGTAAGGGTTATACGCTCGGTTAACACCAAATATTTCAGCATCACTTGTTTGATCTTGTGGGAATTGGAATGGAGTTTCACCACCGCCACCGCCACCACCAGAAATCATCTGCCCAGTTTGCATAGGTGTAGCACCATATCCGCTTCTTGGTGCTGACCCTGTGAATGGGTCGATGAACATATCACTCATGGCGCGATATTGGGCTGGCGCATTAGCAAACAGGTTATCCAATGACTGCTCATACAAAGGCGCACTAGAATAGCCCTGTAAGCCGCCTGCAAAGGTTTCTGCTTGTGGCATACCAGCCATAGCATTAAAGCCTTGTGGGGCCAATCCAAAGGCACTAGCAGCGTTACCCGTAGATTGCATAGACTGTTGCTGCATAGGTGAGAAAGCTGCTACATCAGGCCCGTAATAAGGCACATAGCCAATTTGAGATACGTCACGCGCTTTGTTGATGTTTTCAATCGCTGCATTTTCCAACCATGCTGGAATTTCTGTGCTGCCTGATGTTGTGCCGCCTTTTGACATACCTAAAACCTCTTTTCTAATAGCACTAATTGGGATTTCCAACCAATGTCTGCCAATGCTTTTGACCAGCCTTTGCGACCGCTCATTGTCAAACTTTCACACTCTTGGGCCTTTGCCCAACTGATTAAATCTGGCTGCATACCCTTAATTTCTTCTAAATTACCACCGCCTAAAAAAACGTGTAAAACCTTCTTTTGAGGGAACCGCGTAATCTCTGTAACTAGACAAGAATTAGCCGCAGGCCATAGCTGTGATTTGCCCTCAATTATACCATTTTTAACATCTTCAAAAGTGTGTGTACCGCCCGAATATTCAAGCGCATCCTCTATCCATTTTCTGCATCTGTCTAACTCGTTCATCCGACAATCCAAGCTGTGGCGTTACGGAATACGGGTATAACAACTGCACCGCCACCTGAGACTGCTGCGCCAAAGCTAGGTGATGCTGCGTCAGTCACATAAGCCCGTTGACCAACCACACCCGTAGGCAATGCCGCCACTGTATAACCACGCGCAATCTGTACAGGCACATAAGCACCATCGACTGAAACAACAGGGTATTCTCCTGTCTGGTTCCAGAGCAATACACCATCCTCTGCGGCTGATTCGCTTGCGCCTTTATGACGTAATGCACTACGAGTTAATGCCAGCCATGCAGAAGTACGCTGCGCCCATTGCAGCCAGTTTAAATTAATCAGTCTGGGTGGTTGGTCTAATATGCTCAACGTCTGCCCCCTTGCCTAACTTCCAATCTATTAATGCCAACGCGCCAATCATCAGCATTAACCCCTTCAACGCGTATCCTGACTTGTCTGCCAGTAAAACGTAGACTAACGGGGTTTGCCATATTAAACGGGCCATATGACCTTTCCACATCGTTGGGATAAAATCGAGTTTTGAACGTAGCGTCAACGTCCCCTTGCGTCTTTTCATCAGGTATCATCTGGGTGACTGCCATTACATTATCGCCATTACCAATAGATATTGGGCCTGATTCTGCAAACGGCTCACCACCATCGTAGTTAAATCCAATCTCATGCTCGTACAATTTCTTGTCGGTTGCAGAGGCAATAATAGGTTGGCGATATACGCCTGCGTCCACACCAGAAGTTCTAGCTAAAACGCCTATGGCCCAAGTGTTATCGTTGTAGTTAAACACGACATAGCGGTTATTCTCATTAGAGTTGCCCGATGGGTAGAACCACCAAATCTCACCAAAGTTTGCGTTAGATACGGCTGCAACCTTACTGATCTGGCTGTGGTTAATGTCTGAGAATACATAGTCTGCAACCTCGCAATTAACCTCGCTAACTGCACCACCACTGTAAGTGTAGAATGAACGGCTACCCATCCAAACTGCGCCCTTGTCTACTGTAGCAACAGCTTGACTAGATACAATTCCGCAAGATGTGCCAATACGCTCAATACCGAAAACGTAAGGTGGGCCACTGTAAGTCGCCACATGAGCATCAGTGTCAGTTAGAATCAATGCTTGGTTTTGCACTCGCACACCGCACTGAATACGGCCTGTTGTTTGTAGTTCTAAACTGCCAGCTTCATTAGTCGCGGCTGGTGTCCATACTGTATTATTTTCCCTGTCAGACCATTGCACCAAGCGAGGGTTGCCGCCTGCACCAAGACACATTAAGAACCTTTCTTCTGTCACTAGGATTGCACGATTGTTAACAGGGGCATTAGCTACCACAGCCGCTTTTGTTGAAGGGCTTAATTGCCACTCATACACCTTGCCGTCTGAACTTGAACAGCCCACTAAAAACTGCCCGAATGAATCCATCGACCATGTGGTTGCTGGCGTAATCGTGACCGCTTCTTGTCGCGCTGTGCCGTAATACTCTCGACCATAAAAGGCCGAACCAAATCCCACAGGGTTAAGCGCGTTCTCACTGCCAGCAGTTAGGCCAACTGGTGTAATGTCATACTGAACGCCTGCGCCACTGTAAGCATATAATTTATTATAACTACCAGCCGCAATCCAACGATCTGAGTTATTCGCAATCCAAGACTTCATGCCACGCACTTGCCCTGCACTAGCCGTATCGCTGCGAGTACGCCAGCCACCGATGGGGCGCAATGTATTATCAAACCAGCGCACAAGATTAGAGTCACGCCACCGCCCTTGGCTTTGCAAGTCAGTGCCGTTTCGATAAACGCCTGCTGGTAAATCTAGCGGTATTAATGCCATAAATTACTTCTTTGTTTTCTTTTTGGCTTTAGCTGCGGCTTTCTTGCCTGCTGCGGTATATGGGTATTTCTTACCTTTGACTACTGGCATAACACTTCTCCTACCATTTTGTCTTTGCTGACCAAAAGGCCGCGCTAGTCTTGCCCTTGGCTATGTTTTTAGCGTGACGCGCTCGAAAGGCATCATTCCTAGCAGTTCCCTTGGGGCTACCTGTTGCACCTTCCTGACCGAAACGAATCATGCGGTCTTTACCATTATCTTGAATTAGAACAACATGAGACTTACCGCCTTTAGCTGACGCTTTAGGCTTGTTGTAGCCTGCAAACTTCTCACCGCGATAATCAATAGCCATGTTGGTTCCTTTAAGCAGCAGCAGCCGTAATAGCAGTCATATCTTCATCAGTCCAATAATCTTTAGCAATCATAATAACAAGATGTTCCTTGTTACGTGCCACACAGTCTGCCCAATCTTCATCGGACATACCTTCTGGCTGACTGCCATTGATTAATGCTACGGAATCACCACAAGCTGCGTAGTGTGCTGCGATTTGTTCTGCTGTTAATTCATCCATCTTTTTATGCCTCTAGTGCTGTTAAACGTGCTTCAAGTGCTGCGTTTTGGGTTGATAATTCTTGGATTGCTTTGACCATTGACCAAAATATTGGGTCAGTCTGTACTTGCTTTTGCCCACTATCACTTTCTGTCACTGCCTCTGGTAATACTGCTTCTATTTCCTGCGCTATAACTCCAACTTGTAATCCTGTAGCATCACACCCCGTTAATCCTTCAACAGTTATTTCTTCTTCTGTCCTGTAATTAAAGTTACGAACTTGAAGGGCATCAATCTTTGCTAAACCATTTGGACTATCAACAATGTTTTTCTTAATTCTTTCATCAGAGGTTTGTGTCCATGTGGTTGCGTTGTTACCTTGCCTACAAGCACCTGCAGAATCCCCAAAAATCCAAGTCGCAGCGTTAGAGGGGCCAGTGTTATTTCGTGCTATAAATAACAAATCGCTAGAACTTGTTCCGTCATGCCCTGCATTGTATCCAATACAAACGTTATTGCTACCTGTTGTTCGTGTGCCACCAGCGTTATAACCTATAAACGTATTCTCAATACCTGTTGTAAGATTAGCGCCAGTATAAGCGCCACTACCAGTGTTTTTCTGACCCGTAGTATTATTTAATAGAGATACATAGCCTGATGCAGAATTAAACTGGCCTGTGGTGTTAGTACCTAATGTTGCTCTACCTGTAGCAGTGTTAAATGAGCCTGTAGTGTTAGCGTCTAAAGCATCATGACCAAAAGCAGAGTTGTATGCGCCTTCAGTGTTAACCTTTAAAGCTCTATAACCCATAGCAGTGTTATTACTTGCCGTAGTGTTACGAGCCAAAGCCTCATATCCAAAACCAGCATTGAAAGAACCTGTGGTGTTATCACCTAGAGAATCGTACCCAGAAGCAGTGTTGTCACCACCTGTAGTGTTAGACGCTAAAGAATAGTAACCAGAAGCAACATTGTTAGCACCTGTGGTGTTGTATTGCAGGGCATACATACCTGTAGCAGAATTGTAACCACCTGTAGTGTTTCTCACTAAAGCACTATAACCAATAGCAGTATTGCGTTCACCTGTAGTGTTAGCACCTAAAGCATCTCCACCAACCGCAGTGTTGTAACCTGCTGTGGTATTTGCGTCTAACGCCCTCATACCTACCGCAGTGTTAGCTGTTCCTGTAGTGTTAGCTTGTAAAGCATTTCTACCTACAGCAACTAATTCACCACCTGTTGTATTGGCTGCTCCAGCATTACTTCCTACTGCTGTATTAAAATTTGCTGTAGTTTGGGCATCTAAAGCAGCAGAACCAATAGCTGTGTTTCCAGTTCCAGTTCCAGTATCTAATGCTTTATAACCAACTGCTGTATTGTTATCCCCCGTAGTAATAGCAGTACCAGCTTCATCACCAACGACAGTATTATAGTTACCACCAGACACAATGCTATTACCAGCGTTAACACCTGCAACAAAGTTACTTGTACCTGCTGTGACTGCGCTGATACCTGCTGTGGCTAGATTGCCTGTCATAGTGCCGCCAGAACGGGCTAATGCAGCGTTGGCAGTCGTTGTGTTAGTAGCACTACGATCATCAGACACCTTCATCTGAGTATCAATAAGATTTAAGTTGGTGTTGATTTTCGTACCCCAAGTATCCTCGGAAGCACCAACTTCTGGTTTAGTTAGGCCGTAGTTGGGTGTGGTTGTATCTGCCATTTTACTTTCCTATTTGTTAATCTTTTACAAGGTTGTCCAAGTTGCGCTATCTGTTGGCTTGGTAGCCCATGTTGCTACATCAATCGGCAATGGCTCGTATTTATATCGACCCGTTGCTGTCATGCCTGATGCCGCTTGTATAACTGCTGCACCGCCCATCTTGGCAGTACCATTTGCCGTTAAGCCCGACACAGCGTTAATAACTGCGCTTGCAGACACCGCAAATACGCCTGTAGCCGTTACAGTGCTTACCGCCTCAATAGACGCTTGCCCTTGTCCTATGTCCTGTCCAGTAGCCGTAACAGTGCTTACAGCCTCTATTACTGCGCTGGCGTGACCAAACTTTTGACCATTAGCCGTAACGCTTGATACTGCATCAATCTCAGCACTAGCTTGAAAAACCTGTTGAGCCGTAGCCGTAACCGATGAAGCCGCATTGATAACAGCAGCCGCATCTACATAAGCAGCCTGACCATAAATGTTAATGCCGTAATTGGCGGCTCCATAACCATTCATTCTAGGTTAGGGTTATGTCAAATTCGCCAGCTTGGAACCGAAATACGTCACCACTGCCAATGGGCTTACTAGCCGTCAACGCTGTCTCAGCAAGCATATTGCCGCCTGTTGCTGCATCTAATACTGCGGTATGCGTAATGGTTCCCCACACACCCGTAGCCGTTGGAAACTCAACTGCGCTAGTATTGTCGATAGCACCCGATACAGACGCATCAAAAGCCATAGCCTTGCGTGTGTAGCCATTGCCCGATACTTCTGTGCCTGTACCGCCTGCGCCTGTGGCTGATGT